TAAACCATCATACGGACCAGAAGGACGTGGTGGTGCTGATGTAACAAGTGAAGCTATGAAGGATGAATTAGATGAAGCCTATTCTACTATCGAAGCTCTTAAGTCTGAATTGAATGAAATCAATTTGTTAAATGCTAAATTGCTTTACACAAATAAAATCTTCAAAGCTAAAAACTTGAATGAAAGTCAAAAAGTGAAAGTGTTAAGTTCTTTTGATAAAGCAACAACTGTAGGTGAAGTTAAGATGGTGTTTGAAACTTTAAACGAGGGTATTAAAGTTAACAAAAACACAATCAAAGAAAACCTAGGTAGTGCTTCTAAAGCAACATTAACACCAAACGCTAAAAAACCAATCGTAGAGTCAAACGATGCATTCTTACGTATGCAAAAATTGGCAGGAATTATTTAATTTTAAACAAAAAAACAAAACAGAAAATGTCAAACATTAATTCTCTATTAGAAAGCGCAGCCTCTGGATGGAAAAACATGCAGGGTGACGCAGCTCGTATGGCCTCAAAATGGGGTAAAACGGGTCTCTTGGAAGGATTAGGAAGCGAAGTTGAAAAAAACAACATGGCTTTGATCCTTGAAAACCAAGCAAAACAATTGGTAGTTGAACAATCTTCAACTCAAGTAGGAGGTGCAGGATTTACTGCTGGTCAAGGTGAAACTTGGGCTGGTGTAGCTCTTCCATTGGTACGTAAAGTATTCGGTTCTTTATCATCTAAAGAATTCGTTTCTGTACAACCAATGAACTTACCTTCTGGTCTAGTATTCTTCTTGGATTTCCAATATGGTCAAACTAAAGAACTAAGCTTTGGACCTGCAGGTGATGTATATGGTACTGGTTCCCTTTATGGAAACACCAACCCAGGTGCTGCTAATGATCCTTCACAAGGTTTATATGGTGCTGGTCGTTTTGGTTACTCAATCAACCAAAAATCAGCTTCATTGTCTGGTACTGTAACTAGAGCTACTTGGGAACAAGTTGAATATGCTGCAGAACTTTCAGCATCTATTGCTGCTGGTGTTACTTACTCAGCATTGACTGTTAACATGAGTTCTTTAACTGGTTCTGGTGCTACTAGCCCAGACTTTAGAGGTGCTCGTGCATTTACTGCTACTTCAGCTTCTGTTGCTACTACACTTACAATTTTACCTCAGTTTACTTCAGTTAACGGTGCTTCAGTAACATTTATCCACCAAGTATCTTCTGCATCATTTGCATCAGCATCTCCTGCAAACGTTTATGTAACTTATAACGTACAGCCTACTGATAACTTCCGTGGTGACTTTGAAGCCAATTCTGGTGCTGGTTATCCAAATGCTGAATCTACAGCTGCAGACCAATTAGCAATTCCACAGATCGATATCAAAATGAAATCTGAGGCTATTGTTGCTAAAACTCGTAAGTTAAAAGCACAATGGACACCAGAATTCGCTCAAGATTTGAACGCATACCAATCATTGGATGCTGAAGCTGAATTGACTTCAATCATGAGTGAGTATATCGCATTGGAAATCGACCTTGAAGTAATCGACATGTTGATCCAAGATGCTTCTGCATGGGATGAGTACTGGAACGTATCCAACAACCAACAATTGAACAATGCCAAGACAGGATATGATAACTTGAACTTCTATAACACTCAAGGTCAGTGGTTCCAAACTTTAGGTACTAAAATGCAGAAAGTTAGTAACAAAATCCACCAGAAAACTCTTCGTGGAGGTGCTAACTTTATCGTAACTTCCCCAACTGTAGCAACTATCCTTGAGTCAATCCCAGGATTTGCTTCTAGTTCTGATGGTGATGTAACAAAAGCTAGCTACGCATTTGGTATCCAAAAAGCTGGTCAAATAAACAACCGTTACACAGTTTATAAGAACCCTTATATGACTGAAGGTTTGATCTTGATGGGTTACCGTGGTTCACAGTTCCTCGAAACAGGTGCTGTATTCGCTCCATATGTGCCATTAATTATGACACCTCTTGTGTACGATCCAGAAACATTTACTCCACGTAAAGGTCTCTTGACTCGTTACGCTAAGAAAATGATCCGTCCGGAATTCTACGGTCGTATCTTCGTTTCTAACTTGAACCTTATCTAAGATTTAAGTAAATAGAAAATATGAAGAGCCTGGCGAAAGCCAGGCTTTTTTATTTCTCCCCCAATATTTATTAGCAAATATAGTTATATGACAGATTTTAACAGAACTCCTGAAGCGCAGGAAGCATTTAAAGCAAAACGCAAACCAAAAGGCCCAATCAAGTTCAATATCCAATTGAATGAAGAGCAAAAAATCGCTAAATCCAAAATCTTAAACAACACAATAACCATATTACGTGGTAAAGCAGGTTCGGGTAAATCTTTACTAGCCGCTAACGTAGCACTTGACTTGCTATTTAGTCGTGAAATTGAGAAGATTATCATTACTCGACCAACTGTAGTTGCAGGACAAGATATTGGTTTTCTCCCAGGAGATGTTAATGAAAAACTCGCTCCATTTACAGCCCCAGTGTATGAAAATATGCACCGCCTATACAGCAAAGATAAAATTGAAAAATGTATAGCAGATGGTGAAATTGAAATCGTACCTGTATCATTTATGCGAGGTAGAAACTTTACAGACTGCTTAGTTGTAGTAGATGAAGCTCAAAACTTAACAGACAATCAAACAGAACTTTTATTGACTCGTATTTGCCATGGATCTAAAATGATCTTCTGTGGTGATGCTGCTCAAGTTGACTTGAGAGACAAGAAAACATCTGGATTTGATGTTGTATGTAAGCACATGAAAGAAGTGCCTGGATTTGAAGTAGTTACATTAGAAAAAAACCATAGACACCCAATCGTAGACGACATCTTGGAGGTATACAAATCATTCAGAAACTGACCATATTTATAACAAAAAATAATGGCTGCTGGAAGATATTCTTTTGTAATCGAACAAGGCGCTACTGTAAACTTTCAAGTAGCTTATACGGACTCTAATGGTAATCCTGTAGATTTAACTGGCTATCAAGCACGAATGCAAATTAGACCTACCGTTGGATCAAGCGAGGTCTATATTACTTTATCGTCTAGTCTGGACCCGTGTGGAACGGGCTTAAACTTAAGTGGATCTAATTCAATTAATCCACCTACTTCGGGTACAATTGGTGTATATATCTCCGCAGTGTCATCTTCACAATTAAACTTTACACAAGGTGTATACGATTTGGAACTAGCCTCAGGCAGTGGTAATTGCTATGTAGTAACAAGATTGCTAGAGGGACAAGTACAATTATCACCAAATGTAACCTTAGGTAGTTTCTAATGGCTGGATCAATTAATGTAAACCAAAACAACAATAATGTCACCATTCAAGACCAGAATGGGAGACTGACTATTACTGACAATAATACTGGGAATACAATTAATGTAACCCAACCTGTTACTAATGTAGTCACTGTAGCTACTATTGGTCCCCAAGGACAACAAGGTCCTATAGGTCCAATTCCATCATCTGGTTCATTTACGGGTGCATTTACAGGTTCATTTAGTGGTTCATTTACAGGAAGTTTACAAGGTACCGCTTCAAATGCAGTAAGTGCTTCATATGCTTTAACAGCATCTTATCTTGAAGGGTATATTTCTCCATTTCCATTTACCGGTTCCGCACGAATTACAGGATCATTAGGGGTAACTGGTAGTATATCTACTACTACAGGATTTTTACACAGTCAATCGTTAGATTCTGCTAATAGAGAATTATCCGATATTAATGGAATTGCCTCTATTTCTTGGAATAATAGATCATTATCAAACATATACGGTCAAAGTGAAGCCTTAAATTGGATCGACAATGATAATATCACAGGCATCACAACCATCCCAATTTCAGAACAACTTAGTCAAAGACGTATTGATGATCAACTTGCAGCACAAACACTAATTGCTAATGGTAAAATAATAACAGACCAAACACTTGAACAAGACGCTCGTATTAATGGAACTATAGTATACTATAATGAAAATAGTATAGAATGGTTACGTCTTGAAAATTCTGTTATAATAAATAGCGAAAGCCCTATAGATAATATTTTAGGTATTGTTATTGACCAAGAAAGAGGATTTATTTTACTCCAAGGAAATATTACCTTTCAAGTTGAAAGCGGAAATCCATCAACAGGATTCCCACCAATTCTAGGCGCTATTAGAGGTGGTGATCCATTATATTTAACTTACAGTACAGGTGGATATACAGACCCAGTTGCTTTTTCTACAGAACTACCCGATGGAGCAGTTCGCTCAATGGGTCATATTCTACAATCAGTTGCTGATGGTAGTTATACAAATGGAATAATATCTTTTAATCCATCAAATGATTATTCTAGAATACTTTCTGGAACTAATAAAATCTATCAAATTAATGGAAAAGATATTTATGCTATATCTTCATCTTTAGCAATATCAAGTTCATTTGCAGCAACCTCATCGTATTTAAATACACTCAACCAAAACTTAACATTTAATGGAAATTTAACATTAAATGGTACTGCCTCAATATCTAATTTAGTAGTCAACCAAACCCAATACTCCTCCGGTTCAAACCAATTAGGTGATGCTGCAAACGATACACAAACATTATATGGTACTGTAGTAATACCAACAGGTAGTTTAACAGTAACAGGAAGTGTAATCTCTACAGGTGGATTTACAGGATCATTTAGTGGTTCCGTTGTAGCACCTGGTTCAACAACTCAAATTGTTTACAATAATGGAGGTGTTTTAGGAGCAAATAGCGGGTTAGTATATAGTAGTAGTTTTGTTGGTATTAACAGTCCAACCCCAATATATTCATTAGATGTTAATGGAGCTATATATCAAAGAACCGGAGAACTACTAATCACAGCTTCAGGTAGCGTTAACAAAGAAGGCCCATTTATAGCATCAAACGGAAGCGCCAGAAACATTCAATTAGGAATTCTAGATAATTCAGTTGTGCCTGTTGGTATCGATATGTTTGCCCCCAACAATTCATTTCCATCATCCTACTTAAATTTTAGAGTAAATAATGCTGATTTAGTTAGAATGACTGGTAGTTTTGTTGGTATTGGAACCACAACCCCAGCAGCATCTCTTCACATATCAGGTGCTTCATCTGCTGCTCTACTTCGAGTAGATTCACCTGCTTCTTCAAGTATATTACATATAAGCGGAAGTGGAAATATAGCTATTGGATCCAATAATTCATTTGGGTATAAACTTTATGTTAATGGTGGTTCTTCTTATTTTAATGGAATTTTATTTGTAGACCCATCTCAATATCTTGTCTCTAAATACATTTACTCAGGCACTGGAAGAAATATTTTACCAAACGGTATTGAAACAACGGCTGCTGTCATAGGTACTACTACCGCATCTTCATTAGCTACACTCCATGTACGAGGTGCGGGTGCAACATCTGCCACAACTGCACTCCGCGTTGAAAACACAAATGCATCGGCTTCATTAACTATTACAGATGACGGTGCTTCAACATTTGCAGCACAATCGAATGCTACTCCAATAACCATAACCGGCTATGTAGCAACTGGATCTGCCTTGCAACCTGCATTAGATATAACCGGAAGTTGGAATACAGCAGGTGCTCCTACATTGATTAGAGCAAATGTTACTGCTATAACTAGTAATAATTCCTCATTATTGATGGATTTACGATACAATGGCACGAGTATGCTTAACGTAGGTCAGGGGGGATTGGTAAGAGGTACATTTTATAATGGGGGTAGTGAAATAACTAATACTCTTAACGGTGGTTTTGTAAGAAGTGGAGGTAATGCTAATATATCAGGTACTCATAGAGCTTTTGTATCTAACATGGGGGTTTCTCCCACTGCGGGAACAGCGATCTTTAATCAATTTGAATATGTAGGCACCATCATCCAAACAGGTGGTGCAAATGGAATTACCCGTGGTTTATATATAAACCCAACCCTTACCTCAGCTGCAGATTGGAGATCAATTGAATCAACCAATGGTAGAGTCATATTAACAGACACATATTCGGCTTCCGGCTCATTAGCAGGATCTATATTAGATATATCCCAAACATGGAATACTGCGGGTACACCAACTGCTATTAAATTAAATGCAACTAATACTACTAGTAGTGTAAATAGTCTATTGATGGATTTACAAACTGATGGTGTAAGTAGATTTAGAGCTAGACATGATGGAACTACAGTATCTAGAGTAGCTTCTTATGTAGGGGCTAATCTAGCTTCTACTGTAGGATTTATTGCAGTTAACCCTACTGATTCTACTACTACTATCACTAATACTACTGACATAAGTACCCGAATTAGTGATTTTAGAAATGTTTCTAACCCCGGATATTCTTATTGGTTTTCTTCAATACAATACACAAACCTTATATACACCTCTAGCTTTGGAGGATTTATCAATGTACAAAGAGGTTTTGCCCCTACAACCGGATCTGGGGTATTTAATTCAGTCTTATTACAAAATACAATTAACCAAACTGGAGGTGCAAATGGTATAACTAGAGGTTTACTCATTAGCCCAACTTTAACAGCTGCCGCAGATTGGAGATCAATTGAGTTCAATAACAATACTGGTTGGGGTATCTATGGTGTAGGAGGTGCAACCAACTATTTAAGTGGTAGTTTGGGTCTAGGAACAACTGCTCCTTCCTATTCTCTGGATGTAAGTGGTTCAACTTATTCAAGAAGAGTATTAGTAGGTAATGATAGTGGGTCTAGCGCTGCAAACGATTTTTACCATCGTGGCACAAATGGTGGTGTGTATTTCGTGATCCGAGATTCTAACAACAATAATAGACTTTATTTTACAGGTCAATCGGGTACCTCCCAAATGGTAGCAGTTAGCCAAAATATTGGCTTAGGTGTTGCTACATTAACATCTACTAATAGAGTTACTATTGGGGGTACAGGCGCAACATCTGCTACAACAGCGCTGCGAGTTGAAAATTCAAATACTAGTGCTTCATTAATCATTACAGACGACCGTAACTCTCAATTCTTTGGTAACGTAGGTATACAGAGAACAGCAACAGCATCCCTAGATATAGCAGGTACAACCCGTATATCAGGTTCATTCAATACAGCAATATCCGGTTCCATACTAACCGTACAAGGTTCCGGTTCTGCTCAACCTATATTTACAGTACAAGGTTCACAAGGTGAACTATTCTCGATAACCGATAGTTTATCCGGATCTTTATTCTCTGTAAACGATATATCAGGTTTACCAATACTAGAGGTATTCTCCGATAATACTACATTAATTGGTAACTATCTAGATCCCATGCTAATTACAACTGCAAAAGTTGTACAAACAAATAGTGGATCATTTACAATGTATAGTTTACCAACTGCATCCTACGATACAGCATTTTTCGAATATTCAGTTCGATCAGGTTCAAATGCACGAGCGGGTACAATTATGGCTATCCAATCAGGGTCTGCGGTTAACTTTACAGAAACTACTACAACAGACTTTGGATCAACAACTGCTGTTTCGTTTACTGTAGTGGTAACGGGTTCAAATATGGCTTTGACAGGTTCATCAACATCTGGAGCGTGGACAATTAAAACAATAGTAAGAGGTATATAAGATGGCATTTGCATACGGAAACAGATTACTTCTAGACGTGAATCCTAGAGCAACAGTTGCTTATTCCTTGCGAAAGTTAAACAGCTCATACAATGGTCCTCTCTTAACAATACGCCGTGATTCAGATAATGCTGAAACAAACATAGGATTTTATAGATACACTCTAGACACACAAGCAATATCTAGTTTTGCGGGTGCAGGAAGTGCGTATGTAAAAGTATGGTATGATCAAAGTGGTAACGGGAATAACATGCAACGCCTTACCACAACTGTACAACCATTAATATATCGTAGCGGAAGTTTAATTACAGAAGGTGTACAACCCGCTATATACTTTACTTCTTCATATAATATGACTACAGTGAGTAGTGTAAATGTACCTCAACCATATAGTATGTTTAGGGTAATGAAACGATTGGTTGCTGATGGAAAAACAACTGAATTTATCTATACTCCTATAGCCAGTGTTCAAAGTGTATCCACAGGGGCACATCGGGCATTTGCAGGTATTATTGCAAGTTTTGGTTTTACTAACATACAACATCAAATAATTTACAATAGCTTTAACTCAGCAACTAGTCGAGGAGTCATTAATAATATACTCGATACAGTACTTAACCCAGGCACAAATGCTTGGTCCGGCTCCATAACATTAAATAACAACCGAGAATTTACCTTACAAGAATATGTTCTATATCCAACGGAACAACCAAATTATCAACAAATAATAAATAATACAAACTATTTTTATAGAGCATATTAATGGCAGGAACAGTAGCACCAAATATGGTAACCGATGGTTTAGTGTTGTATCTAGATGCAGCAAATACTAAATCATATGTGAGTGGAAGTACCACATGGACAGATATAGCTGCTGGAAATAATGGAACATTAGTAAATGGGCCTACATATAGTAGTGCAAATGGTGGATCGATTGTGTTTGATGGGGTTGATGATTACGCATCAATTCCTGATATAAATTTTACAACATCAACTATTGATATTTGGGTATATATTAACGCATATGGTGCTGGAGGAACAGTATTTATATACCAATCAAGTAATGGTTTTGAAATATGGTCGGATAGGGCCGGACTAATCCGTTACAACAAAAATTCAGGCACAAATCTTACATCAGGTCCTGGTTTTACCTTAAATTCTTGGAATAATATAGTGGCAACATCTGATGGGTCAGTAAATAGACTTTATTTAAATAATGCAAACATAGGTTCAACTAATGGTGGAATATTCGATAATACTAGTGGAGATATAAGAATTAGTAGTTATGGTGGTTATTTGATAAATGGTAGATGTTCAGTACTAAAAATGTACAACAGAGCTCTCACAACCTCAGAAATAACCCAAAACTATAACGCAACTAAAACCCGATTCGGACTATGAGTACAGTAAACGGTGGACAAGGTAACATTGTAACTAATGGATTGGTACTCAATTTAGATGCTGCTAACCCACGTTCCTATCCTCAACCATATAATGGAACAACATGGCAAAATTTAGTTCCGGTAAGCAGTAGCATATCCGGATCGTTAATAAACGGTATAGCATATACTGGATCAAATAACGGATCATTAGTATTTAACTCTACCTCAGGAAGCTTCATTTCAGTAATATCCAATGCTAATTTTCCATCTATTTCCCAAGATAGTCAATCTTTTAGCATATCTTGCTGGATAAAAGGAACAGTTTCTGGAAGCGGAAATGTGGTTATAGGACAAGATTTTAGTTCTACCGCAAATGGATGGAATGGGCTTTTCTTTAATTCTACTTTGGTCTATGCTGTTATAGGAAATAATACTACTAGAGATTTAGTTTCAATTTCTCATCTTTTAACTACATCTTCATTTAAAGCTTTTACAGCAACATATGATGGTACCCAACTAAGTTTATATGTAAATGGATATTTAGGAAATTTAGCTTCCTCAACCATATTTCCTAATCTAAATAATTCTAACAAATCATGGACTATAGGGGGAAACTTTGAAAGAACATCCCCCGCAAATTCAGGGTTTTTACAAGGAGAAATCCCAGCAGTTTGTTTCTATGACCGAGCCCTTAACGCTTCCGAAGTACTCCAAAATTTCAATGCAACAAGAGCACGTTTCGGAATCTAGTCATATTTATAAGTATAATCTTGGATAGGGAAAAGATATGCCAAACGAATTTAAAATAAAAAACGGTTTCTTCTCGGAAGGAAACTCAAACATAACCGGATCACTTAATGTATCCGCAGGTATAACTGGCTCACTTTTAGGAACCGCTTCTTATGCAACTCAAGCATTATCAACTTCATGGGGCAGTATTGCAGGAACATTATCCAATCAAACAGATTTAAGTAGTTCACTTGCATCTAAACAATCTACACTCATAAGTGGTACTAATATTAAAACTATCAATAGCCAGTCACTACTTGGTAGTGGAAATTTATCTGTAGGCGGTACAACAATATCTCAAGTTGTTACATCATCTCTTGATCAATATAGAGCGCCTGCTGGTAACACAGCGACACGGCTTTTTACAGCTCAACTTACAGGATCGCAAGCAGGACAAACTATTGATTTAGATTTACTTATTTATAATGAGGCAGGTACAGTTAATCCGAGACTTAGAGTTTATCTTAATTCTACTCCGAGTTTAAGTGGAGCTACTCAATTCGATCAAACACTTACCAATATCACTGGCTCAAATTCTGTTTTAAGATTTACTCGCAGATTTTTTCTTATAAAAAACGCCGGTGATTTTTATTTTTTTTACGGAGCTGATTTTGTTGGCGGATTAACTGATTATGTAACAGGTAATTCTCTCTCCGGCACTTCCGTTGGTGCCGGCTTCTCTTCAAATTATTTAATGGTAACTTTAGATAACTCCGGATCTCTTTTAGCTGCAACCGTAAAATTTTAACATATGAATTTAACTAAAATAGAAAATGGTTTTAGAATTGACGGTCGAGTTTTTGAATATATTTTTAAAAATTCTCCCTATGAAATTCTATCAGACACCCAATGCCACATTGAAACAAATCTAGGAACTATATTTTTTGACACTGATGTAACAATCGAAGGCGAGTCATTTAGTAATCTACAGGATTGGATTGATAGGCTTTATAGTTAATAAAATAATCACATAAAATGTTTTTGCCATATTTATAATAAAATAGTTAGGCAATGAATATATCAATTTGGCCAGGTTCAAGTAGTTTCTTCCCAGGCGATACACCATTCGGATTTTACGATAACGATTATCAATTCCAACAAGACGCTGACAAATTTGCAAAATTTGCTGCTCAACGTCTAGGATATCCATTGGTTGAAGTTGAATTACAGGACATTAACTTTTATACTGCCCTTGAAGATGCCGTAACTACTTATGGAAACGAATTGTATGCCTACCAAGTAGCAGATAATTTGTTGACATTTCAAGGTAATCCAATGACTCTTGCTCCTGCAAACAACAAACTAGTGCAAGAAACCCTAGCAAACGTTGTTGTATTATCTCACCAATATGGAACAGAAGCAGGCGTTGGAGGTAAAGTAACCTACCATAGTGGTTCTATTCGATTAGAAGCAGGCAAACAGGAATATGACATGAATGAATGGGCAATTTCCCAAAGCATTTCAGGTGGTATTGAAATTAAACGCATCTACTATGAAGCACCACCCGCAATCATGCGATACTTTGACCCATATGCTGGTACAGGTACTGGTATGATGGGTATGCTCGATAGCTTTGGATGGGGTTCATATTCTCCTGCAATTAACTTTATGTTGATGCCTATCAACTATGACTTGCAGAAAATCCAAGCAATTGAATTCAACGATCAAATCCGTAAATCGCAATACACATTTGAATTAGTAAATAACCAACTTAAAATATTTCCTATCCCAATCATACATTATCACGAATTATGGTTCCAATATGTAAAACTAGATGATACAAGACAACCATATGCAGATGTTAGTGGTAGTGTAATTGTTACCCCTGGAGATGTACCGTATGAAAATCCAACATACTCTAACATTAACTCAATTGGACGTTCTTGGATATTTGAGTATGCCTTAGCTTTAGCAAAAGAAATGCTAGGATATGTTCGTGGAAAATATTCCACAGTACCAATCCCCGGATCTGAAATTACATTAAACCAAAGTGATTTAATTACCGCAGCAGCAAACGAAAGAAATGCATTGATTGAACGCTTACGAGTATACTTAGATTCTACTTCACGTAAAGCTTTACTTGAAAAGAAAGCCGCTGAAGCAGAAAATCAGAAAAATATATTGAACGACGTACCAATGACAATTTTTGTAGGATAATATGGCATTATTTGGAACACAACGAGACGTATCCTTATTTAGACACCTTAGCCGTGAGCTGATGTGGGATATTATTACCCAACAATGTGTGTATTATCAATTAATAGATAGCCAAACTAAAGTAAACATTTATGGTGAGGCTGCAGGTGCTAGATATTACAATGAACCTATTTTACTTAATACTCTAATTGTAAGAGGCGACAACCAATCCCCAGTTGATGATTTTGGTGTAGGTTACGATCGTCCAATGGAATTTAGATTTTTACGCGACGATTTACGTGGTAAAAATCCTGTTACCTCTGGTGGTGGTCCTGATATAGGAAACTATAATGGAACCCCTTATGGAGCAGATATAGTTCCTGATGTAGGAGATATAATCATGTGGGAAAATTCATATTGGGAAATAGATAACACTAATGAAAATCAATTATTTGTCGGAAAAGACCCAGCCTACCCAAACAACCAAAACCCATTAAATCCAGGACTAGAAAATTATGGATCAGATTATTCTGTTATCTGTTTTTGCCATTATGTTCCTGCAGACAAAGTCCAAATTACACGAGAAAGACTATAAGATATGCCTTCAGCTAGAAAACCAAATCCAAAAAGCCAACTACAGATCTCAAATGATCAGGTGGATCCTTATGTTTTCCCTGAAACCGGTGAATCTTACGATAATCCAAACATACCTTCGGAATTTAATCAATTTACTCCAACAAAACAAAGTGGTGTTGATTTTAACCGTTCCGAACAGATGTCTTTTAAAGGAGATACTGTTAAACCATTTACTGTAGGTCTACAAGATATAGACGAATCTATAATGTTCTATTTTCAGAATGTTATACGTCCATTTGTTTACCAAAATGGTGTACGAATTGAAGTACCTGTAATTTATGGTTCTCCTGAAAAATGGAAATCTGTATCAAAAGACGGATACTACAAAGACAAAAACGGTGCTATAATGGCCCCACTAATTATGTTTAAAAGAGATACAATCGATAAAAACCGATCTCTTACAAACAAATTAGATGCAAACAATCCTCACCTATACACTTCTTGGGCAAAAGGATATAATGCAAAAAATGGCTACTCAAACTTTGACGTATTAACAAACCGTAAACCAGTTGAGCAATTCGTTGTCAATGTAGTACCTGACTACGTTAATTTAACGTATACATGCGCCATTCAAACATACTATGTTGAGCAAATGAATAAAGTAATTGAGGCAATCAACTATGCTTCCGATTCATATTGGGGGGATCCGGAACGCTTTAAATTTAAAGCATCTATTGATTCATTTTCTACAGCAATTGAAATATCCGATTCTACAAATCGTATTATTAAAGGTACATTTACATTAAAAATGTTTGGCTACATTGTACCAGATACAGTACAAAAAGAAGTAACAGCAATTAAAAAATATAATAGCAAAGCACAAGTTATCATTACAACAGAAACAGTTAATAATTTAAATAATCTATAACAATGGCAGCAAAAGCAAAAACACAATCCTCGGTTTCATTTATTGGCAAACCTAAAAAGAAAAGACCAGGCGTTCACGCAAAGTCAAAAATTAGCAAAAACAAAAATAGTAAAAATTACGTTAAGTCGTACGTTTCACAAGGAAAATAATATTTATAATAAAATGGCAGTACAAGTAACAGGATTATTTCAATCAACCACAACTGGATTAATTTATCAATCCCCACTTTTAACATTAGTTCCCCATTTAGCTTATGCTGGAGCAATTAAAATGGATGTTTATATTGCAGATAACGGTGCGATTGGATATGAAAATATTGACAAGTCAACCTTAACATACGATCCAACAATCACAGATCCATATTCACAATTGATTGATGCTTTAGATACATTTGTAATCGATAATTTAAAAGATGCAAATGAAATCAATTCCCAATCAACATTTGAAAAATATAACCCACCAGCTCCAGAACCAACTCCAGAACCAGAAACACCAGTAGTTGAAGAAGAAAGTGGAGAGTAAAATCCTATTTTAGTACATTAAACCTCAAAATATAAATTATGTCAATCGTTTCAGAAAAAAAGTTCTTAACAGAAGAAGAAAAAAACACGTTAAAAGAAATTCAAACAAGCACCCAAGCACTTATTGCTGAGTTAGGAGAAATTGAGTTAGTTAAAATCCAATTGGAATCACGTTATGATAACGCGAAAAAATTCTTAGCCGAACTCGGTGAAAAAGAACAAGAATTCACCCAATCGGTATTTAACACATATGGTAAAGCTAGTATCAACCCTGAGACTGGTGAAATCACCCCAGTAGAGTAATCTAGGTTAAAATACACCATATTTATAATAAAATAATTTATAATGGCAGAAACAATTGTCTCACCTGGTGTATTAGCGATAGAAAACGACCAATCCTTTGTAACTCAACAACCTGTACAAGCAGGTGCTGCTATCATAGGACCAACAGTTAAAGGTAAAGTAGGTATCCCTACTCTAGTAACCTCATATAGTGATTATTTAAATAAGTTTGGTGCTACTTTCCTTAGCGGAAGTAACACCTACACTTATTTTACTTCAATTGCTGCTTACAACTATTTTAATAGTGGTGGTCCTTCACTTTTAGTAACACGTGTTGTAACAGGTTCATTTACATCTGCTACTTCATCATTTATTTCTGCTTCTGCACATGCCGCTGGTGCTCCTTATAATACTAGCCCATTTGAATTGGCTACCATTTCTAAAGGAGAAATTATGAATAGTACAGGCCCAACAGGAAATGTTGGTACTCTATTAAGCGGCTCAGCAGATAATTTTAGATGGGAAATTGCTAACGCTAATACTAGCTCAGGTACATTCACCCTATTACTTCGCCAAGGAAATGACAGTACCGTATTCCCTTCAATTGTAGAAACATGGGGTCCATTATCACTTGATCCATATTCATCAAATTATATTGAGAAGATAATTGGTAATCAAGTAGAAAATGTAGCTGTTGACAACGGTGAATATTACATCCAAACAACCGGAAGCTATACTAACAACTCAGCTTATATTTACGTTAAATCTGTAAATCAACCTACACCAAACTATTTTGATAATGTAGGAAATGCAAAAGCACAATATACTGGTTCAATTCCGATTAATGCAAGTGGTTCTTTTGGTTCTGCTGTTGGAAAGTTATTTTATGGTGGAGCCACTAAATTCTACGAAAATATAACTTCAGCCACTAATATTCAAGGAATCCCAGCAAGTGCATATACCCAATCTATTTCTTTATTAGCCAATAAAGATGCATTTAATTACAATTTATTAATAGCCCCAGGATTACTAACAGACATGAGCTCCCCAGCATCAGATGCTATTACTTCTATGATTAATGTTGCTCAAAATAGGGGTGATATGATGGTAGTTCTTGATTCATCTAAATATGGTACCCAAATTAATTCCGTATTAACTAATACTGCAGGGTATGATACATCATATGCTGCAACTTACTGGCCTTGGGTTAAAACAGTAGATCCAAATACAGCAAATCAAGTATGGGTTCCGGCTTCAACTATGATTCCCGGAGTATATGCATTTAATGATAATGTAGCTGCACCATGGTTTGCACCTGCAGGTATTAATAGAGGGATTATTACAGTTGCTACACAAGCAGAACGTGTATTAACTCAAGGAAATAGAGATACATTATATCAAGCAAATGTTAATCCAATTTCTACTTTCCCTAATTCAGGTATAGTAGTATTTGGACAAAAAACATTACAAAAAAGACAAAGTTCTTTAGATCGCATTAATGTACGCCGTTTGTTAATTGAACTTAAAAATTATATTTCTCAAGTAGCAGATACGTTTGTGTTTGAACAAAACAATGCAGTTACTAGAAATAATTTCTTAGGAATTATTAATCCATATTTATCATCTGTTCAACAACAACAAGGTTTAACATCCTTTAGAGTTATAATGGATGAAACAAATAATCCACCTTCAGTTGTAGATAATAATCAAATGGTAGGTCAAATTTATTTACAACCTACACGAACAGCTGAGTTTGTTGTACTTGACTTTAACATATTACCTACTGGTGCAACGTTTCCTGCTTAATAGCATATCTTAAAAAAGATATTCATATTTATAATAAAAAAATACAATGGCAAATTTCACAACTTCTCCTGGAGTAGCAATTAGCGAAATAGACAACACTTTCTTAACTGG